CCGGATTCTGCAGCTCGCTCTCCTCGAGGTCATAGCCGCCGACGCTCACCCGGTAGTGCTGGTCAGCCATGTGCTTTTCCAGCTGCGGGAAGTTGGCCAGCAGGAACCGCACCGCCTCAGCAGCGGTCGCCACCTCCGCGCGGAACACGCGCCGGCCGAGAAACTTTGCCAGCCGCCCATAGACCCGGATCTCGCGCAGCATGGCCCCGCTCAGCCTCCACCCATCGTAGTGAACTCGGGATGGCGTAACCGCCGGCCCGTGCATTTTTGCAGCCACCCGCCGTAGAGGTCGCGGCTGCTCAGCCTGCCGCGGATGTGATGCAGCACCAGGCCGTCGCCGATGTAGACGCCGACATGATTCAGGCCCGGCCCGCTGATGCTCATCAGCAGCGCATCACCCGCCTGCAGCTCATCCTCATCGTCCAGCTCGCGGAAGCCTGCGGCCTTCCAGCAGCCGTCAAACATCGGCGCCGCCTCGAAATCCTGCGGGGTCAGCGGACGCTCCCAGTCGGGCAGCTGGAGGCCCTGTGCCTGCCACCAGTCGCGCGCCAGCGTCCAGCAGTCGGTCACGCCCCACGCCCATTCACGGCCGATCAGCGGCGCCTTGTAGCCCGAAGGCTGGCAGCCGCCCCATGCTTCGGTTTTCGGATTGACGATGTGCCAGGGCAGCCCGCTCTTCTCACACGCCACCAGATCCGGCCCGCTGGGCTGCGGCGGGGTGACGGGGTGGCTGTGGACCACCGCGATGATTTCGCCGGCATCCTCGGCGGCCGCATAGTCATCCGGGCTGAGGATGAACTGATCGGTGCCGCCAGAGAGGTTCTGGCACGGCCAGTAGCGCTCGCGGCCCTTGACCACCACCAGCAGGCCACAGGCCTCGCGGGGATCCTCGGCCTTGGCGTGATCGAGTGCTGCGGTGTGCCAGGTCATAGTCATGCGAAGAACGTGCCGATGCCGGGGTAGCTTCCGTACGGCAGCTCAGCGGTCGCGCCGAAATGCGCTTTACAGGCATCGAGCGTCTTCTCGCAGGTGGCCAAGCCGCCGGTGTAGCCGCACTCCGCCGACTTGTAGACCCACTGGCAGATGTTCGCGATGCACTGCCGCTTGGGTGCCCGCACGCCGGCCAAATCGAACGATGCCGCGAGCTCGAACTCCACCACGTCCCGCGTCTCTGCCACCTTCCGGTCTACGTAGTAGATCTCACGCGGAAACTCTGCGGTCGGGTCTGGCGTGCCGTAGGGGTTGGTGCCGCCGGGGAAGTTGGCGCCGTCGATGTAGCGGGCCAGCGTGCGGATCCGCGTCAGCTTCGCGCCCTCGAGCCCATCGGGCAGGCTGAGCAGCAGCGCTGTGATGGTGCCCATGATATTGCTCACCCGCACCTTCGACCGTGGCAGCTGGCCGTTGCCGCTGTACTCGAAGCCCTCGGCCTCGATCGGGAAGCGGAGGTACTCATTACCGGCCCATCTCAGCGCGCCGTTGTTGTTCAGGCTGGTGCCAGCGTGGAAGCGGTAGGTGTCCGCAACGCCGTGCTGCGTCACGTTCAGCTCCAGCTCGAACAGCTCGATGACGGCACTGGGCGCGATCGCCTGGAGGTCAGAAACAGGGACGGCCATCAGGGCTCAAAGACCTCGCGGAACTTGGCGCGCAGCTGGTTGTTGTTGCAGTTGCTCAGCGTGATCTGCCAGCTGTCGCAGACGTATTTGCCGGCCGTGCCGCGGGGTGGCGTCCAGTCGAAGCTCTCCACGCCACCGCGTGCATCCAAGAATGCCGCGATCAGATCGCGCTCGGTGTCGGTGCGGTTGGAGAAGATCAGGTCCCACTCCTTCGGGTTGGTGTTCAGGCCGAAGCGCACCCGCTGCTCATAGCCGTCGCCAGCCTTGAAGCGGTTGACGCGCGGCTGGCTCGACTCGGTGGCCTCGAAGCTGGGGGTGTAGGTGAAGGTCGCCATGATCAAGCCGCCAACAGTCCGCCGGGCCGCTTCTGGCGGACCAGCTCATTCTGCACCGCCTGCGAGATCGCGCGGCCCAGCTGCTCGCCTTGGCCGCTGTTGCCTTGCACTTGGCTGCCGGTGGCATCCACGTTTACGGTGACATTGGTAGCGCCACCGCCGCCCTGCATTGCCACGGGGATGCGCCGGCCATCAGGCAAGGGCACGTAGGCCTCAGGCATCGAGCCCTCTCCGAACATGGCCAGCTGTGGGCTGTTGGCGATGCCGCCGGCCGCGTACTTGCGCAGGGGCATCGGGCCGTCGCCGGTCATGACGCCGCCATTGGCGAAGATGCCGCCGGGAGTGATCTTGCCGGATGAAAGCGCCTTGGCGCCGCTCAGGTTGAGGCCACCGCCGGGAATCAGGCTCTGGATGAATTGCAGGATCGGCGCAATGATGAGCATCCGCGTCACCATCCGCGTCAAATCCTCAATGACCGATAGCGCGAAATCCTTGAAACTGAACTTCCCTGTCATTGTGAGGCTCACGATCGCATTTTCCAGACCCTTGAAAGCATTCTGAGCCACGTTGCTGATGCTCTCTCTGAGCGATCCAAGGTCTTCCAGATAGGAACTGATCCCAAGTCGTGCGCCGGCCAATGCAACTGTTTGCGTCTCAATTGCATCGGTGAAGGTCATCTGATCCAGCGCGGCCTCGGCAGCCTTCTCGCCGATCTCCTTCATTCCCTGCTGATATTCCTTGTTCGCCAGCGCTATGTTGGCGGCTGAAAGCCGGTCAATTAGGTCGGCGTAAGGTTTTACGTCGATCGATCCACCGGCCTTGTTGATTTCGCGCACCAGCTCAACCACGCTCATGGTGAGCTGCTTTACCTGCCGATCGTTTTCAGTGATTGCCTCATTGCGATCGAGGAACAGCTGATCAACCGGCGAAGCGCCGACGCTTTCATAGGCTGCGGCCACGTCGGCAACGCTGTTCTGCAGCTGCTCTTGCAGGCTGATGGCACGCTGCGTCAGGCTGGCACGGCGATCCTCCAGTCGCTCCTGTTCAGCTGCAGCACGCTTGGCCTCAGCGGCTCGCCTCTTGGCTTCTGCATCTGCTTTCTTGTCGGCGTCGGTCGTGTCGAGTCCCATCGAGCGCCCACTTGTCCGCCGGCCGGTGCCGGGGGATGGGGCATCGCTCCAAATCTTCTGAATCTGCCCAAAGTCACGCCGCGCCTGCTCGAGTAGCCCGCCGATCCTGTTCTGCACGATGTCGGCAGCACCAGAGAAGTTGCCTTGCAGCGCCTCGCCAACCGCCTGCAGGTAGGCCACCACATTCTTGATAGCCACGTCCACCAGCTTGATGGTGGCGTAAATCACGGTGGCCACGCCGCGGATCGACACCTTGATCACGTCGAATAGCGCCGTCCAATCCTGTTCGGTGTCGAACAGGTCGCCGAACACCTCGAGGATTGACTGCAGCGCCGGCAGCAGCGCGTCGGTCAGCTCCAGCCCGAAGCCGTTGGTTTTGATGCCCAGCTCTGTGATCGTGTCGTTGAAGAGATCCGAACGTGCGGCGAAGTCATCGCCCACCTTGTAGGTGAACTTCTCCATGCTGGCCGCGCCTTCGTTCAGCAGCGGGATCAGGTCAGCGCCAGCCTTGCCAAACAGCGCCACCGCTGCAGCAGCCTTCTGCGCGCCGTCTGGCATGTCGGCAAACCGATCGGCGATCTGCTGCAGTGCCTTGTCTGCTGGCACCACCTGCCCGTTGGCATCCTTCACGTTGACGCCCAGCGCGGCGAACTTCCGCGCTAGGTCCTCATTGCCCTCAGCGGCCTTGACCAGGTTGACGTTGAGCTTGGTGAGACCCTTGCCCAGCGTGGCCACATCCACATCGGCCAGCTTGGCAGCGTTGCCGATACCGATCAGCGCGCTGGCTGCCACGCCAGTTTTTGCCTGCAGGTTGAACAGCTCATCGCCGGCATCGATCGACTTCTTTACGATCGTGGTGAGGCCACCAACAATGGCGCTGCCGGCAATCGCAGCAGCAAACCCGCCCACGGCGCCTTTCAGGCCGTTGAAGGCCATCGCCGCGTTTTTGGCCTGCCCCTGCAGACCCTGCATGGAGTTACCCAGCCGGCGGATATTGTTCTCGCCCTGAACGTCCGCCTTGATGCGGAGCATGGCATCCATGTTCATCGCCATGTCAGCTGCTCCGGCTGTTGATGACCATCATCGCGGCGGCTTCCATGATCTGCAGATCCTCCAGCAGCGCGCGCGGGTCTTCCACTGCGTACATCTTAAAGAGCCACGCCACTGCCCCATAGTCGAGCCCCAGCACGCCGCTCATGGTGGTGCGCCACTGCGTCTGACATCGCAGGAACATCTCAACCACCGGCCAGTTCTCCTCCCATATCTCAAAGTCTTCGCGTGGCTGCTCAGGCATCACGATGCCAAGGGCTGCCGCGTCAGATTCGGTTTCATCCACCACACCGCCGCCGGCCCAATGCTCAGCGGCCTCGGTCAGTTTTTTCTCTTGGCTCCTTTGATGCTGTCCATATAGGACTTGAGCACCGCCACCGCGAGGAAGGGCACCTCCAGCAGCTGCTCAAGCGCCTTCTGGCTGTAGGGGATCTCTTTGCCATCGTCGCCGGTCACGCCAGACCAGCCCACCAGTAGCTCGGCCGAAATCTCCGTGATCCGGTCAAGATCGCCCAGGTCTTCCAGTTTCTGCAGCTCAGCCACCATCGGGCCAACCTTGCTCTGCGGAAGGCGCTTGAACTCACCGTCGAATGTTTGCCGTTCGTGCCGGCCACCATCAACGGGAACGTCGAAGGTGATCGGCCAGATGTAGGTGTTGGACTGCTTGAGAACAAACGCCATGCAGGGGGTCCTATTAGGTGAAGGCTAGGCTGATTTCATCGTTGCCGGCCGTGGTCGGAATGGCAACGTAGGGGATACTCAGCATCTGCACGCCATCCTGATCCGCGTAGGTCGGGTTGGCGATGTCGCAGGCGCCAGCGGTGAAGGTGACCCGGTTTCCGGCAGCGGTGCCGTGCAGGAACGTCAGGTTGCCGGTGGTCTCGGTCTGCGCGATACCGAAGTAATCCTTCGTCGCCAGGGCAGGAGCCTCGATCAGCACGGTGCCGCTGGAGGCACGGTTGGTGATCAGGATCTCTTTGGTGCAGCCCACCAGCTCGCGGTAGACGGTCTCGTTTGCCATGTCGAACGACACTGACTGGAGACAGCCGGCATAGCTGAAGAACTGGAACGCCGAGGTGTTGCCCTGGCGGAAGACCAGCGGGCTGGCCTGCGCGCTGTAGGTGGTGGAAGGCAGTGCTGTGTCGGTCGGTGCGTTGTAGATACCGATCATTGTGAAGTCGATTGTGGGGATTTGCCCCACTTCGGCGTTCAAGGTGAAGGTGCCGCGGCAGCCAGTCAGGATGTGACGGATGCCGTCGTTGTTGAAGTAGATCGTGGCGCTCGAGAACGCCGCGCTGACTGGCGCGTAGGTGACGCTGGTGCTAGCCACGATCGTCTCGCTGAGGCCGCAAGCCTGCAGCAGCGCGCCATAGCGGGGTGCAGTGCCAGCAGTACCGGAGCCGGCAAGCTCGACCTGGAAGGTGATGCTCACCCGCGTGTTGGCCAGCAGCTGAGGGCTGTTGCCCAGGTAGTTGCGGATCAGATCACGGCTTACAACATCAGCCTCAATCGGGGTGATCTCCAGGTTGCGCACCAACAGGGCGTCAGTACCCGCGGGGGTGCTGTCCGTTCCGTAGGTGGCTTCCTTTTTAACCTGGATCAGTCTCTTGCGTGTCAGAGCCATCGCTCAGTTCCTCGGCTTGGGGTTCAGAGGGATTGGCCGGCTCTGTCCGCTCCAGGAGCTTCCGTTTGCCGGTTTTGGGGTCGAGGAGGTAGGTGCCGCCTTGCCCTTGGTATTCGTCTTCCATCGTAGCCATCAGCTTGTTGCCAGATTAGTGACGCTGGTGCGGTAGCGAATCAGATACTCACAGCTGATCACGCCAGCTGGCTGATCTGCCTCCACCAGCTCGAAGGTTACTGCCTGCGGCTGAACATCGATCGCCACGCCGCCCAGCGTCAGGTCTGCCATCAACTTGCTGTGCAGGCTCTCCACGATCGGGTCGGCCTGCTGATCGGGGATGTTGCCGCGCACGATCACCGACACCCGCACCGTCAGGCTCCAGTCCAGCGTCGGCAGGCTGGTGTTCTGTTGGGCTGTGTCGTTCAGCGGCTCCACCACGATCGCCGGGCTCTCGTCGCGCGCGATTGGTTCCACCCGCGTGCGGTAGATCCGCGTGCTCACGCCCGTGGTGCCGGTCAGCGCCGTTCGCACCGCAGCCAGGATCGTCTCTCGTTTGGTGGTCATCAGCTGTCTACCGCTTCGGCGTATTCGGGTTGCGCCTTGAGCCAGACGTAGGCGATGGCCAGCGGGTTGTCGCCGGGCTGCAGTTCGCTGGTGGGCGCGAACATTGTGCGGTCCCAAACCGGGCTGGCGTTCTCGTTGCGGGCATCGGCGTTGGCGTAATGCGACACCTGCAGTAGGCACTGCTCCTTGTCGCAGCGCAGCAGGGTAATGCGGGCGTAGGTGTCGGCCATGGGGATGCCGATGTTGGTTTGAGCGAGTGAAGTTGTGAGGGCCATCAGTAGGTCATCTCCGTAGTGTTGATCTTGCAGACCCAGCGGATCGTGGTGGCTGCAGCGCCTGTGACGGTGACGGCAATGCCGCCGTTGGTGGTGTCTGCAGTGACGGCAACCACCCATGTTGCAGCGCCAGCGTCGTTGTGGGTCATGGTGACGGTGGCGGTGCCAACCATTGCGGTGGAGGCTGCGTTAGCGCCGCGCTTGATGGCACCGTCGATTGTCCAGCGGGCTGTATTACCAGCACCGGTCACGCCAGCGATCACCTCACCGGAGAAGCTGTAGGCGCTGTTGTTGGGGAGGATGACTTGGTTAGTGGTGGTGGCGGCGCTGGTGTTGCTGGTGAGGACGGTTGCGGTGGCGTCGGTGGTTTGACGGGCTAGAAGCAGAAGGCCGGATTGAGTGCAACCTTGAGTAGTAGCGATAGGAGCACTACATGCAGGGAAAATGTGATACCCGGCAATAAGGCGGGTTGTTCCATTTGCACCGCCACTAATGCAGGAACTGATGCCGTTTGCTCTGTTATTGTCGCCGCCTCCTACAAAAGAATTGCTGGCAGAGGCAACGCTGCCACTGCCTCCCGCTATAGCTGAATACGTGCCACTTGCAGCATTGTTTATGCCGGACAAACAACCACACCACGAAGCACTAGCTGTGTTACCTTCCCCACCCCCTATAAATGATCGCTGCCCACTAGCCGTATTAGTTGAACCCCCACACACCGTTGCGTGGGTGTTGGTTTGGGTGACGTTGCTCTGGCCGCCGCCGATGAAGCTGTAGTTGGGATTGGCTGTGTTGTTGCCGCCGCCGCCGATAAAGGCGTAGATGCCATTGGCTGTGTTGAATTCACCTCCACCAACTGCAGCCCTAATGTTGCTAGCAACATTAAATCGACCTCCGCTTACAGTTGAATCTTGTCCGCTGGCTTGATTTTCAGTTCCACCTCCAATGACTGAATTAACCCCAGAAGCTACATAGGTTCGATCAGATCGGACTTTTTGCCAATCCGTCGCGCCGGTGCCACGCTTATTCCCACCCGCCGCCGTCCCATCCGGCACCTGCGCGAGTGTTGCACCTGTGCCTTTGGCAACTAGGGCGATGTCGGCGTTGGGGGCACTGAGCGCGCCGCCGTTGATTTCGGTGACGGGCGTGGTGCTGTTGACGCCATCGCTGTCCAGTCGCGCCAGCAGTCGCAGCGCCGCAGATGCCCAACCGACTGGGTTCAGGTTCATGTCAGATCACCCCCGAAGGCTGCGACCCGCACCGTGCCGGTGGTGGGTGCAACCGTGATCGTGGCGCCCAGCTTCCAAGTAGCGCTCGGTAGCACCAAATCGGTGTAGGCCGTCACCAGGCGATAGCCCTTGACAGTATTGCTGCCGGTGGTGGCGCTGATGGTCACCTGATCGAACAGGTCCCACTGCGTGCCGTCGTACAGGAACAGGTTTACAAGTGCCGCCACCGTGGTCGCAGTGCCCTGCACGTTGACGCTCAAGATCCGCGTGCCAGCCGATGCGCCAACAATGAGATCGTTGATCGTGCCGGTGCCATCGGTGGCGGTGTTTGCCGTGCTCAGCGATAGGCGGCCGATGCGTGGCGTGGAGATGAAGGCGGGTGAAGCAGCCATGGCTCAGATGCAGTTGCTGTTGAGATACAAGTTGTCACCAACGGAGCTGCCGCCACCTCCGCCGCCAGCCGTGGCCCAGGACAGCGTGCCAGAGCCGTTGGTGCTAAGCACTTGGCCACTGGTGCCGTCGGCAGCAGGCAGCGTCCAGATGCGGTTGGCTGTGATGGTTGAGGGGGCCTTGAAACCGACATAGGCGGACGAATCCGCGTCAGCCAGTCGCAACTCTCGTTGCGCGTTGAGAACAATGTCGGTCTCAAAAAGCCGTGCCATTAGCCGAGGACCACCACGCGGTAGGCGTTACTGGCCGGTGCTGTGGCGAACACCAGCGTGGCGGTGGTTGTGCTGGTGCGTTGCACGTCCACCTCCACGTCGTCGTACTGCCCGGAGTTGGGGAACACGCGAATGATCACGTCGCGCGTGTTCAGGTTGTGGGTCACCACGTAGCTGGTGGTGCTGCCGTCGCCGATGCTGGTGGACACCTTGCGCAGGCGGCCAGACCAGTTGGCCAGCTTGAGCGGGGTGACAATGCGCAGGTCGTCGGTGCCAGCGTCAACCTCGGCCTGCGTGGCAAGCTCGGCGATGCCAGCGGTTGTTTCGCTAGCGGCTGGAGCTGCAGTGCCAAAGGTCTGCCAGCTGACAGTGCTGCTGCCAATCGTTCCGTTGACTTGATCTTGACGGTAGCTGGTGCCAGCGCTGGTGCCTTCCTCGACCGTCGCGATGGCTTGCTCTAGCTCGGCGAAGGTGCTGGCATCCAGCGCCCGCGTCATGGTCACGGCAGAGCCGTTCCAGACATAGATCCCGTTCTCGGATGCGGTGCTTTGCGATCGCACCAGGACACGATCAGCCGAGGCCATGGTGATGCCGTCGATCGTGGCACCAGGGCTGCTCAGGTTCAGGTTGGCCTGGGTTGCCACCCGGCAGCTGTCTTTCCATGCCAAGCCTTCAACCAGGCTGTCCACATAGGACTTGGGCACCGCATCCCCAGTAGCCGAAGGCGTGGGCAGGTTGGTGACTCTGGATGCCGACTGGAAATCAAAGTCGGCGAAAATCTTCCGGGCCATGTCAGGTCAGCCTCGCAAAGCCGGAGAGGGGCACTGTAAACAGGATAACGGTCTGATTCACGGTGGGATGCGTCACGTCCGCGTCCACCTCTTGGCTGCCGCTGTCGAATACTTCCACAGACGGCACGTGGCCCAGGTTGTGGTTGATCGTCCAGGTAGAGGTTGGCGAAGACTGAGTGAACACATAGGCGGCGCCTCCGTCCGTCCCGTCCACCCACTGAGTGCCGTCGTACTTGAGCACCTCGCCGGCGGTGGGGCTGGTCAGCTCCACATCAGTCAGATCAGACAGCCCAAACGTCCGCGGATTCGCTCCAGGTGCCGTGCTGCTGGGCGCCAGGCGCTGCAGCGCGATCTCGACAAGCGCTCCATCATCCAGCTTGCGCACCTCGCGCACTTGATAGTTCACGCCATCGACCGTGATGCCGTCGCCGAACAGCAGGCCGCCGAAATCAGCAGCGCGCGCTGTCAGCGAATAGTCGGTGGTCAGCACCATGTCGCCAGAGATGACCTGGCTGGGCATGTCGAGGATGCCCAAAGCCGAAACGGCGCCAGCCGTGCAGCTGACGCCAAAGTCGTTCAGGAACACCGTCAGGTCTTCACTGATCGCCATCGGCCTTCACCTTGCGGGTTGCCTTCGGCTTGATCTCCTCGGCCGGCGCCTCGACAGCGCGGCCAATGCGCAGCAGCTCGGCAGCCACAGCGCTATCCAGTTCGTAGACCTTGCCAGCCTCAAGGTATTCGCCCCGAGCGGCGCAGTCGCTTTCGATCAGAACCTTCATGAGAAAAAATGGGGGCGGTTGCCCGCCCCGTCTCCTATCAGGTGGTGATGTCCAGGATGGCGGCGAAGCTCTTGGGATCGCGCACGGCCACGTCGTAGGTGACGATGCCGCGGACGCTGGTCAGAGCCTTGCTGAAGTCGTCGCTGTCCTCGCCCACGGTGATCTCGAGGCCGTTGCCCCAGAAGCCCACCATGGCCTGGCTGAAGTCGCCCATCAGCAGCGCCGAGCACACGCCAGAGCTAGAGCCCTTGGTGAGCGTGCTGGGCACCTGGTTGGAAGCGGCCAGAGGGTAGCCGTTCAGCGTGCCGGGGGTGGGGCCGCGGCCGATGCGGGCAGGGTCGGTGTTGAACAGGAAGGGACCGTCGCCGGTGGTGGAGCCGCCAGCGCGCAGCTTCTTCAGGGCTGCCATCACCTTGTAGTTGGTGAGGTAGGCCACGGAGCCGGGGTTTACGGCGCCGTTCACGGTCATCACCGCAGTCTCCAGGTCCACCACCTTCTCGAGGGTGATGGCGCCACCGTTGGTGCCCATGGCCACCGAACCGATGCCGGAGGTCTGCATGATGCCGGTGGGCTGGCCGCTGGAACCGGAGCCGTTCAGGATGCCGAGATCGATGGCCAGGTTGATGCCGTCGGTCAGGTCACGACGCACCAGCTCCTCGATGCCAGGGGTGCCCTGCAGCAGGGTCTGGCGGCTGTACTTCGACAGGGCGGCCAGGTTCTTGGGAGCCATGGTCACCTGGTCGAAGGTGGACTCCGACTGGGTGATCGCGGTGGTCTGGGTGCTCAGGTAGTAGGTCGAAGCAACACCGGAGCGACGGGGGATCGCCACGTTGCCGACCAGGCCAGGCATGGTGCGCACGCCCAGCTGCAGCATCACGCCGGTGTTCCGCAGGAACTCGATGAAGTCATCGGCCAGCAGATCGGTCGCGACTAGGTTTCCACCGGTCGTGCTGCCCGATGTCACATAGGTCGCGCGCTGGCTCAGTGCCGAGAAGGGCACGAAGAAGGAGCGCTCGGTGGTCTTGGCCACGCCGGACTTCTCCACTTCGCGGGAGAGGTCGCGCACCAGGCCTGCCTCGCGGCTGGACCAGTCGCCGGTCAGCATCGCGCGGATGCCGGCGGTGATGCTGTAGGAGGCGCGCTCCTGAGAGGCCATCTCAACAGGGGCCACGGTTTCGACGGGCTTGATGCCCAGCTTGTCGAGCACGGCAGCGCGGGCCTCATCGAGGCTGCGGCCACCTTCGATCAGCTGGCGGCCGAGGTCGGCCATGTTGTGCTTCTCAGTCAGGGCAGAGATGCCGGCAATGCGAGCGCGCTCAGTCTTCGCAGCCTCGGCAGCCGCTTCAGCCCGCACCGCTGAGATGTCAGGGGTGTTGTCCATCGGAACCTCAGGTTCTGGTTGGGGGGTTGGAGATGCGGCGGGGGCCGCAGGTTGAGCGTCGAGAGCA